TTTGTTGTAAATAAGTGTGCCATCCTAATACACCTAATCCCAATGCTCTACCTTTTTCAGCAGAACGAACTGAGTTTTCAAATCCTTTTAAGTTTTTAGCTTTTTGGATAAATTCTGAAAGAACTCCATCTAAAAACCAAGTTGCGGTATATACTAAATCAGTATCTTTCCACTCATCGTACTTAGCTAAGTTTAAAGATGATAAACAACATACAAATGAATGTGATTCATCAGTATGAAGAGCGATTTCAGAACATATGTTTGTCATATGAACTTTCAATCCATTAACTTTGTACATCTCTGGGTTTTGTTTATTAACATTACCCTTAAACATAATATAAGGTTCTCCAGTTGCTTTACGTTTCTGAAGTAATTTACCCCATTTTCTACGAGCTTCTTCATCTCCGTTTTCCAACTTTCTCATAAACTTATCACCTACTACTGCACATTGGTGTAGGTTAAGTGATTGGCGATTTACATCACCTTTTGGTTCTCTAATCTCTAACCAATCTTCAAAATCTTTATGGTCAATGTTTAGGTTAACAGATGCTGCTCCCCTACGAACTGAACCCTGATTTGTGGCAAGTATGGTTGAATCATAGATTTTTGTAAATGGAATTACACCATCAGATGTTCCATTTCCAGTAATTTGTGCTCCAGCTGGTCTAATTTGATTAATACCAATTCCAACCCCACCACCATGTTTTGCTAATAACATTAGTTCTAAATTCTTAGTACCAATATCAAATATTGAATCAGCTACATCAATTCCGAAACAAGATATAGGTAAACCCCTATCAGTTCCAGTGTTTGATAAAACAGGTGTAGCCAAGTTTAACCAACCTTTCCAAATGTAATCAAAAAACTTTGATGCCAATTGTGGTTTGTTTAATCGTTGTGCTACTTTAGTAGAAACTCTCCAATATGCATCTTTTGGTTTCTCTCCAGCTAGCAAATACCCTTTACTAATAGTTTTTACATAGATTTCGGTATTTCCCCATTCTGGAAAATCTACTCCCAATTCCCAACCTAAATCTTCTCCGTAATTTTTAGCCATTTTAATTCTCTTCTTTTATGAAAACACCATTAACAGTATTTCCTTTTCTATTCTTAATTTCATTCCAAGCATGCTCTAAACATTCAGCTGGTTCTAATCCCAACTGATATGCTAATATGATTAATGTTACAAATGTATCACCAATCCCATCTTGGATTTCTTCTGTTTTTTTGTTCTTTGCGATTGCTCCAGCGGTTTCACCCAACTCTTCCATCACTTTCATCAATTGTTTGGGTGCGTTTTCTGCTTTTAGGATATCCTTAGCATCAGCCCATCCTTTTACGTTTTGTATTAATTCATCAAAATTCATAATATTGTGCTATCTAAATCGTAGGTTCCGAATAATTCTTCACCTGCTTTAATGTGTGTAATTGCTATTTTATTTTGAGTGTTGAAGTTAGCCCTTTCAACACCTAATGTGTTTGTATATGCCAATGGATTTACTAAATTAAAATATCCATCATTATATAATTTAAACCATACAAAGGGGTATTCACCCCTTTTATTTTCGTATGATTTAAGTATTATGCGTTTAACATATATTGGTAGTTGTTCAAATTCTAAATGGGTTATTGTATATGTTCCAGTTTCCCCATCCCATCTTTCAAATAATGATTCACCGGCTTTGATATCTCTAAGAGCAAATGTACCAATTCCATGTATTGGGCTTGGTGCAATATCAGTTTTGATGCAATTATTTAAATATGTGAATGTACTCATACTACAAATATACGAAATTTATTTGATTAAACCTAATGTTTATTAAAATAAATCTCCCCAATCTTCCCCTTCATTAGCCTTTGAATAATCAGTAGGTCTAATAGCGAAGAAATCAGTATGTGTAGTACCACCAGTTAAGTGATAGAACCATTCTAAATTATCAGCTTTCTTAGAGTTGAATTCGAAAATACCATCATAACCTAATTCTCTAAGTTTGGTATTTGTTCTCGCTTTAATAAATTCTTTCAAATCTGATGATTTTAGATTTTCTAAATCACCATTTTCAAACATCTTATCAATAAAATGAGATTCTAATTCTACGATTAGTTTAGCTGCTTCTTCGATTGATTCTTTACTAGCTTCCTTTAATTCAGGAAACTCTTCACACATATGATTGAACAATTGACAACCCATCTTAGAATGTAAGGATTCATCCCTTACAGACCATTTCATTTGTTGTCCTATACCTTTCAATAGATTTCTCATTTGGAACGAATATAGAACCGCAAATGATGAATAGAGCGATACTCCTTCAGCGAATGCTGAAAAGATTGCCAAACTTCTTGCTACTTCCTGTCTTGCTATCGGATTTGTTTCCAAATCGTTATGTGTCCAATCAGCTGTAGTAGAAGTTAAGAGTTGGAATTTCTCAGCAACTGCAGGTTCGTGCAAAAATGCTGAGAAATCATCTAACCCTAATGTTTCATTTAGATATGAATATGCGGTTGCATGAATTGTTTCTTGTGAACCAAACATCATAGCCATCTGCTTAATTTCATGCTTTGGAAACCATTTGGTTACCATCGTAGTCCAATAATCAGATACAGCACATTCAGTTTGAGCAAAACCCAATAGAATGTTACCAACCAAATGTTTTTCATCAGATGTAAGATTTTCATTCCAATCTTTAACATCACCCTGCATTGAGATTTCAGTATGTAACCAAAATGCCTGAGCTTGTTTTAACCAGCCTTCTTCATAATACACTGGAAATTCAAATGGTTTGTAGGGTATTCTTTCAGTAAATAATTTGCTCATAGTTTTAACTCTATTATTTAGTTTCCTCTATGGATACTTTTCTATAATCAGTTACCAATTTTTTAATCTCACCAATAGCTTTTCTAGCTCTTGATTTAGCAGCTTTGGTTGTACCATTGTGCTCTTTTTCAAATTGAGTGTATAACTCTTTAATTTGTTCGAAAATTTCTTGCGAATTTGCCATAATCTTTATTTTGTTTTTAATTGTTAAGTCCAACCATTTTTTCAGTTGGGTGATTATAACTATTGTATATATTGAAAAAGAATTCAATTTACAAAGTTAATTTTTTTATTTTTTTGTTTGGTATTTTTACATACCACATATTGATTGATTGAGTATTATCCAAAGTTATCTACATATTTTTTATGTAATAATTTCTTCTCCATAATCGCCCCATCATTACTTTCTTTTGATGTAATAATTCCATCAGATGATGATGCTTCAAATACTTCAATTGAACCAATATTAGTATCCATTTTAGATGGGAATGTTAATCCATCCGGTCCGAATCTATTCTTCATCACGTGAAATCTAGCGGTGTTGTTTAATTTATCTTTAGATTTTCTACTGATACTCATAATGAAATCTGCGTTCATAACTTTAGCGTATGAATCAGCCACTTTATCAGCTTCAATAACTTCACTATCAATTGCCGAACGATTGGTTTGAGATGCTGTCCAAACGGGTATTCCTAACATACCACCCATTCCTCTTAGTTCAATATAAACACCACCTTGCTCACCATAAGTTGATTCTGATTTGTTTGTAGTAGAGAGTAGTAAATCAGCGTAATCAATAATAACTAAATCCGGTTTATTACCCGCAGCAGTCATCTTTTCAATGTGAGATTCGATGTTTCTAGCTGATATACCCTTTGGTGGAAAATACTTAATGAGTAATCTACCTTTTAGTTTTTTAATCTTTTGAAGTACATCCTCTTTTCTATTTTTTAAATCCCCAGATGGGATTTGTGTGAATACAGTATCATATCGCTGTCCTACATAATGTTCGGATAATTCTAATGAATAATGTACTACATTCATTCCAGCTTTCACAGCAGCCGCTCCAAGTGCACATAGTACCCAAGTTTTACCAACTCCTGATGGTGCAACTATTACTCCCAATTCACCGGGTCCTAATCCACCATCCATTAACCCATTAATACAATCCCAAGAAGTTGGTACAGTTGTTCTATTTAAATCTTCACTACGTTCTTCAAAATCTAAAACGTAATCTAAACCCAAATCAGTATCAACTCCAACTTTCATTGCTTTATCTACTAAATCTTTAATTCTATCATAAGAACCAGCTTTTAATAAATCAACGGATTGTACAATTGCTTCTTTAAGATTCTGATTGATGCAAAAGTTAGAAAATTCTTTTTTTACATAATCCAAGTCATTATCACCTAATTGGGTAAATGCCAATTTAAGTTGTTCAACAATTCGTTTCTGCATTCCAGAATCTTCCATTTTTGAAATTTCAACTTTAAACACATCTAATGATGGTGTACGTTTGAAATCATCATAATATTCCATTATCTCCTCAACAATCCATTTGTTTGCTTCGGATTCAAAAAACTTAGGATGTATAACCTCTCTGAGCGTATCTAATAAACGAACATCAGCAATCAAACAAGATAAAACTTTTGTTTGAAATGATTGTCCGTATTTAGATAGTGTGTCTGTATTTTGCATGTATATAACCTATTTGTTTCCACAAAGATATAAAAAATTTGTGATAAAACCTAATTTATTTTATAATAATGTTGTGGAATGTCGATTGTAACCAATCATTAATGTCTCTCCAATTTTGTAAAACCTTATATTTGTTACCAACTTTAAGGAATTCTAATTTATTGAATGCAACATCATCTTCTCTGAATCTATCAATTATCTTAAGCTTTTGATTTGTTGGTATATGTGGTTCTTTCAACTCCATTAATCGCTTATTCATAAGGAGTTGTTCCCTTGCTTCTAAAATATCATTATAAAGTTTGATTTTACCCAATTTACCTTCACACATTTGAAACAATTCATCATGCGTAATAAGTCTATCTTCAGATAGTTCAGGAAATCGTTTAAGAAGTGTTTTGATACCACATCCTTTAATACCCGGAATGTTATCGGACTTATCCCCATCTAATGTACGATATAATAGGAGATTTTCAGGCCAAATTTCAAATTCATCAAATACAACTTGTCTATTATATAGTTTCTTTTTAGTTGGTGAAAATACACTAACTTTATCAGAAACTAATTGTAGGAAATCTTTATCAGTTGAAACAATTACAACTTCACCATCATACTCATTTTGAGTATATTGGGTTAAATATGCAATAGTATCATCTGCTTCAATTCCATCGTAAATCATTGTTTGAACTGGTAGATAATCCAACATATCATTCAGCCATACAAATTGTTGCCTCATTGATAATCGTTCATCCTCTTCACTCATCATCTCACCATAGGTGCGATTAACTCTAAATCTATTCTTCTCTCTACCAGCTTTATATCCTTCGTGGATTTTCTTTCTGGATTCAGAACCATTCTTACCATCAAAAGTTACAATAACTCTCGTTGGGTTGAATTCTCTGATTTGATATCCAATTGATTTTAATGAACCAATAACTCCACCCGTATGGTCACCATCCTCATTCATTGTAGGATTAGTTGTCCAGCTACGGATGAAGGTATTAAGTCCATCAATGATAAGAACTCTACTGTTTCTCTCTCTTAGGTGGTTTGTTTTGTGTTCCTCACTCACTTTATTGAGGATATCTTTATAGAGTTCTTTCATTAGTTAGTTTTATCAGAGTTAAAATAAGTTTCTATTGCTTTCAATCTATCATCTGCATCTACCAACATTTGAAGAGCTTCTTCAGCGTTGTTATAGAAATCATTTGTAGAATGGTCACCAATTCCAGCTGGATTCTTTTCTAATAATTCTAATGTAAGTAGTGCTTTTGCTCTATCGGCTTGTGCACTTGTTTTTAACATTTCTTTCAATCTACTCATAACATATTTTTTATAATTTAATCCCCGATTACCTCAGAATCTACTACCAAATTATCGGTATCCATTGAATCCTTTTTATATTGTAAGATTGTTGCTTCACAAATTCCTTTGTAAATTTGTTCTCTAATAGAGTCATTATCTTGTAATAATTTTGGGAAATCTTTAGATTGATATTTGATAATTTCACCAGTATCAATATCGGTGTACTCATACCAAGCACCAGTTTGTTTTACCAAACCATGCTCTTTCATTTGCGCCAACCATGCTCCATAGTTATCGATTCCTCTATCAAAGAAGATATCGAAATCAGCGGAACGTAATGGTGGACCCATACGATTTTTAACAACCTGACAACGTACTTTGATACCTACGATTCTATCGTTACCATTTTCCTTTGCCTTAATGGTTCCCATACTCTTTAATCTTAAACGAACCGATGCGTGGAAAGCGATTGCTTTACCACCAGAAGTTGTCCAAGGGTCAGAGAATGGCATAGCGTTCATCTTCTGTCTTAATTGATTTGTGAAAACCAATGTGATTTTCTGTCTACCAATTAAGTTTGTGATTTTACGCATTGCCTTTGAGATAATAATTGCTTTATCGGTTGCGTATCCATCTTTACCATAATCTGCTTCCATCTCCTTTTCAGTTGATGCTGCTGCTACTGAATCCACTACGATTGTTACGAGTTTATCTTTCGATGCTACTCGCACTTTCTCAATAATGATTTCGGTGTATTCGAAACATTGTTCTACTGTCTCAGCCGCTACATATAGTAATTTAGATACATCTACTCCAATTGCCTGTAAGAACTCTCTACTGACCGCATTTTCGGTATCTATTAGAACCGCAACACCACCTTGCTTTTGTGTTTCAGCAAGGAGGTGAGCAGATACTAATGATTTTCCAGATTGTTCAAGTCCAGTAATTTCGGTGATTCTACCAATAGGTAATCCACCATAAGGTCGATTAGAAATGGCAACATCTAGCATTGATGCTCCAGTTGATACCCACCCACTCACGTCGGTTGGGGAATCTCCGGCATCCAAAAAGAATGCTACTCTTTGGTCTTTGGATTGTTTGTTTAGGGAATCAGCAAGAACACTTGCTAAATCCACCTCTTTCGATGTTTTTGCCATATAACTTTTTAGTTTTTAGTTGTTGAATAAGTCATCAAATGCTGATGCTACATCATCCATTTTCTTACGTTCCTCAACTGCTGGTGTAGCGGCGAATGCTTCATTTTTAATTGGAGCTGCTGCTGGTGCCGATTGTGGAGCCGGAGCCGGTGTTGATAATGTTGATTGTGAAGTTGATTCAGAACCTTCATCACCAGTTGGATTCAACCACCCTTCTAATACACCTTTTAATTCAGCGTAAGAAAGTTCCTGATAGATATCAGTAATGTTAGTTTGACCTTCCATTGCTGCTTTCAATTTTTCAGAATCTTCCAAAATAGGAGTTTGAGTTGGTTTAACTCTAATTGTAGTTACAGGATAAGAAGTTCCTGCATCTTCAGCTGATACATAATCAATAGTGATATCTCTACCAGTTGTTGGGTCGGTAATATCTCCATAATCTGGGTCAGCGATGTAACCTAAGATTTCCTGATAAACCGTCTTACCAAATCCCCAAAATTTAACTCCTTCGTTTTCTTCACCTCTTACAATAACAGGTACGAATGTTCTCAACTTCGGTTCCATTTTCTTAGCAGCTTTCCAATCTTCCTTATCACCCATTCGTTTAAGTTTGTCAGCAAACTCAACAATTGGGTCAGGTCTTCCGAAAGACATCGGAGATAGATAAGATTTGTTGTTAATGTTGTAGTGGAAATAAAGTTCGATAAAAGGATTTTCTTTGTTGAACTTGTAAGGTACGATTCTCACTTGAGTCTTACCATTTGCTGGTTTCCAAAGATTGTTTTTTGTACTTCCAGTGTTTTGTAGTTTGTTTAGTCTACCTCTAATTGCATCTAAATTAATAGCCATTGTTTTTTGTTTTAAAAGTTTATAATTAAGTTTTAATGGTTTTATTATGGTGTCTTTCCTACACCTTATATAAATATCAAAAAACCAAGTTTTAAGATGGTCTTATCCATTTATTTATACAAATATACGAATAAAATCTGATACTTCCAAATTTTATCCGTAATATTATTTTTTAGTACGATGGTTTGTCAATGCGTTGATTATATTAACCAATCGTTCAATTTCTTTATCTTTATTACTGATGATATCCATCAATGTAGGTTCAATTGAATTGAGTGCTTCTATCTTTGCTTCCACTCTTGCCAACTCAATACCTCTTATTTCTTTAGTTGAATGAAATTCATGTTCATATTCTCCCAATTGTCTATGACATTGAATTTCCAATTCTGCAACTTCTTTTAATCTTTTGATTTTATGAGTTTCAATATCATTATCTACTTGATTAAATTTTTCTCTACGATACAATTCAATTTCTCTATTGATTATATTCTTTTCAATTTCCAAATCTCTCAATTCCTGAGCTTTGGTATTATTTGATTTATTTCTTCCAAACATAACGTTAGTTTTATTATTTATACAAATATACGAAATTTATCTGAGAATACCAAATGTTTTCTCAAATACTTTATTAAGTTCTAAAGTGAGCTCCCCCACCATAGTTATATTGTGGTGCATTTGAACTCCATCCTTTGGAATGATTACTAAATGGTTTGGCTGCTTGTGCGAATCTACCATATGATTGAACTGATTTAGAAGGTCCACCCATTGAATCCCAAGCAGATTCCCATTTCTCAGGCATTACACCATTTTTAAATTCTATAACTGGTGTATCTAAATCTTCCAATAATTGGGTTACCTCTTTAATTGGGAATTTGTAAAAGGTATTTACTCTAAGTGTTTTATCCACTTCTATAAAAAGTATAGAACGAGCTTTAAGTTTACATAACTTTAATCTTTTTGTTTTAGTTGCGGTTCCTTGTGAAACCTTTACATCAAAAATCTGTCCAGCGGGTACTCTATCAAAATTTATCATATCTTTTAGGGTTTTAAGTTATAACTCAAATATACAACAAATATTTGATAATTCCAAATAAAAAAGGGAAAACTTTCGCTTTCCCTTTAAATTATTGATATTCAATGTGTTATTAAACAATATCTTTCGATTCTATTAATGTATATGTAAACGATTTACCATGTATTGCACCTGATTTTCTCGTAATAACCATAAATTCTTCAAAATCAGCTGCTTTTTTGAATACTTGACATCCTTCAGACCAATTTTCAACATAAGTTGAATCTGCTCCAGCTTTGTGGATGTTGATACCAAAGATACCTTCTTGGATTTTGGTTTCATCATAGTTCATATCTCTATTAGCATCTCTATAAACCTTAACCGGCTTTTGTTGTTTAAGTGCTTCGTATTTACCTTGATGTAATCCCAATGTATGTGAACCTCTATATTGACCCGGAACTAAACGAGCAACTCCAGCTGCATTATGATATTCTTTAACTCCCTTTGTACCAGGGTCGGTTGTGTTTACCCATTCTTTGTAAATCCAATTACCACCATCTTTATATGATACTGAAATTGCATCATCAAATACGTTAGTAACCTTTGTACCGGTTGATGAATTTCTGATACCTACGATGTTTAAATCAAATCCTTTGTTAGAAGCATCTTCAAACCAAACGTATCCTTTTGATTTAACTGCTTTTTCAATTTGTTCTTTTGTGTACTTTGCCATAATTTTTTTATTCTGTTTTTATAAATATAACATTAGTACGAAATTGTTGTACTATTAGAATAACCGGTATTAATTAAGTAGTAATTTGAACTTCCACCACTTGTTGGATTATTTATTATAATTGAGGATGTTCCTATATAGGTAGGGCGTAAATCAGTAGTTGATGAATTTATTATATTATATTGTGATTGGGTAAATAATCTAACATTTGGTAAAGAATTTTCCCATATAGATTTCATCCCAACTTTTTTCATATGAATATAATAAACATCAGATACAGTTACTTCACCATCATTATTTACATCGTACTTATAATAATCTAATCCATTAAATGAATTACTAATAACTTTGTACATTATAGAATTAATATCACTGGTACTTAGTTGTGTTGTAGGTGTTGGAATATCATATTGAATATACCATTCGGTTGCTGGATTGGTTGATTGAGAAAATGAATAATATCCAGAAGAGTTAGTATAAACTGTTTGATGTAAAACCCATGGAGTAAAATCGTTAATATAATCAAATTCTATAACATAAGGTAAAGATGTATTTCCTAAATCATTCCATTTACCACCTGTAACAAATTGTGTATAATCTTCACTGGGTGAGTTATTAGGTTCTCCGGAATTCCAATTTGTGTATTGATTTAATTTATATCGATATGCATATAAGTTATATGTTCTATCAATTTCATCGGCTGTTATAGCTCTATTGAATATTTGATAATCACCTAATCTAAAATTACCATAAGCTCCAGAACCCATATTAGTAACATCACTTAATCCAAATGCGAAATATTGTCCGTTTCCCGAATACACATACGGAACATCTCTAGTAAAATTAGTACTTCCAAAATTTACATTATTTAAATATCCTTTCATTGATGCCCCATCATAAGTAATAGAAACCAAATGCCAAGCGTTTAATGTAATAGATGTACTTAATTGAGTAATTCCACTACCATTCCAAAATCCAACTCTAAGGGTATTACTTCCAGTGATTTCCATTATTGATTCATGCCAACCTGATGTAGGACTACCAACACCTAATTCCGATGATATAACTCCATTTCCGGTTGGATATATCCAAGCCATTATAGTTATTTTATTATTCGAAAATTTGGATGCTAAATTATTTGTTATTGCGTATTGATTAGTTCCATTGAATGTTAAATATTTCCCACCAGTACTTGAGTATGATGGTGTATTGTATAATGTAGAATTAATACCAGATACAATATCAGTTAGTGTGGTTCCTGATGTATAAGAAGAAACATCATAATCAGCAACCAATCCATCAGTTACTTTAGTTTCTGTCCAACGAAATCCACCAGCTGCTTCCGAATAAGTATATCCAGAAACTCTATCTTGATAATATCCAATCCAACCAGATGGCCATGTATTAAATAAGAAATTGTTCTCAGCTGAATTAGATACGGTAGCTAAGTGACCTCCCATATTTTCACAAGCAACCTTTGCATTAGTCCAAGTCATTGAACCAGTAGAACGATAGTAAGAGTGTCCGTTATAATTGGTTTGTGATGTAAACCCAGTAAGAGTTGGTGTAGTACGTTTATATAATTTTACAGCAACATTTTGAGCTGGTAATCCACCCGCATTATACATATAACCCGAATATGTAAATGTTTGAGCAAATACAATATTGGATATTATTAATAATAACAGGGTGAGATATCTTCTCATATTACATTTGGTTAATAGCACTTATTAATGATTTTTTTAATGCAGCTGAAAACGCTGATTTTTCAAATGGAATATTTTCATCTTGCAATTCAATAAATGTAGATTTTACATCAGTCTTACTTTCACCAATTCCAGTATATACTTTACCATTAATAATTAAATCAACAGTCACAATAGTAACTTTTCTTTTCTTTTCAAATGGTCCAATTGAAATACTTGTTGTAGGTGCCTCAATACTCTTAACAACAACCATTACTGATTCACCATCTTCACATATACTATATTTTTCAGATAGAATTTCTTCAGTTATTTGTTTAACACCTAATGTAAATCTTTTAGGATTTATATTTTCAATTTTAGCAAGACTCTCTACATTTTTAACAGTGTAGCATTTTTGTCCATAAGTTAATGATGTGATTAACATCAAAGATAGTAATAATAATTTTTTCATTTTATAAAAGTGCTTTAGCACCAAGTAATACTTGGTAGTTTATAGCATCACTCTTAAATTGTTGAACACCACTAAAACTGATGTTCATTTTAAATTTCTGAGTTAGCTTGTAATCAATTGCAACAAATGGAACTGCTAATAGTCCCGATTGATACCACATGCCTTCATAATAATATACAAATGGTGAATATACTGTAACAAACATCAATGTAGTACTCATTTTTTTTCCTACATCGAAATTACCAACAACTCCGCCTAAAGTTGATAAACTTTGGAATTTGGATTCACCAATATTACCAGTAGTATAATTTACTCCCAACGTTGCTGTTATTTTTTTTATTTTATACGATTCCATTATCGATGTTGTATTAAAATAATCCTTTTCAAAATTCAACATAGATGAATTTGCAACTATTGATGTTAAGTTTTTACGTCTCCAAGCTGCAAATAGTGTTATACAAGAATTATCAATTGCAGTAGTATAATTTACCAAAGCCCCTTTAGCAAATGTATTCTCAGTATTTGATGTGATAAAACTCATATTAATTTTAAGTTGTTGTGGTTCATTACCAGAAGCACTTGATATAGTAACAATATCACCAGTCATCATAATATTACCACGTTTAACAGCTGCTACTTTAGCTTTAACCTGAGATGAATTAGATGATGAAGATGATACAGCCTCTTCAGCTTTTTCTTCACCTGTTTTTTCTTCCGATTCTCCTTTTGATTTAGTTGATTGCGATGAACTACCAGATGTACCATTTTTATCATCTGATTTATTGCCGTTAGATGCGACTTTTTCATTACTCTGAACTGTACCTTGTATTGCTGAACCAGCTGCTCCACTTATAGATGAAAGTGATGACATGGTTGACATAACGCTTGTTAACACTGCTATATTATTAGCTGCAACCGTTACATTTAAATTGGTACTTTGTGCTATACCAACACCACCACAAGGGCCGGAACCTTGCGGATTACTCGCATTAACTTGATTAATCCAACTTTCTAATGCACCGGATTGTAATTGTGTTTGAGTAAAACTTTGAATTTGCCCAGAATATATTAATGATACGCTACCATTTGGGCTATTAATAAAAATATCTTTGGATTTTAAGGTACATGGGTCTGTAAATGTATATGAGAACCCTTGTCCTAACACCACCATAGTAGAGAACAAAAAACTTATTGTTATTAAAAGTTTTTTAATTTTCATCTTGCGAATCCAATGTATTAGATAAAGATACGCCATCCTCTTCATCTACCTTTTGGATTAACATTTTGTCTCTATCTTCAGAGTTGAACCAATAATCTATAACTTTATTTAAGTTACCAACAAAGGCACCTAATAAAATTAATAACATTTCTTTCCAGTCTTGTCCAATTTCTACACCAAAAAATACACCAGAGTTGATTCCAACAATAATTAAGGTAAATAACCCTAATATAATTGCGGTAATTCTCCAACGATTATTTTGCATTTGTTGCAACATAAAATAGAAACGATTTTTATCATCTACTTTAACATAATCAGATTTACCACCGAAAAATTCACTTATTTTGCCCATTATATTTAACTTTTAAATATTCCCTTTTTAATCATTTTTGAAACAACTCTAGATGCTCCAGTTTCAAGAGCTTTCTTAGTTGATATACCAATAGTTGATTGGTTAAATTTAATGTCATCAACACCATCTAATAATGATGCAGTTTTAACTGTACTTGCTTCACCCAAACCACTACCGGTAATAATTTCACCAGTTTCAGCATCAACGAATCTAACCTGTAAACCCAAACGAGTTGTTTGAGTTGTTTTTGAACCATCAGTCATTTTGATTTGTTCATCTTCGGATACTGAAAAGTCATATACCTCAATATAAACGAAGTATTTTGCTAAAATAACATTACCCTTCACTTCTATCTTATTACTTGATATACCCTTATCAGATGCCTTATCCTGTGCAATCATTTTTTGTTTAATCTCCTCACGGTCCTCAGTAAACTTAAATCTATCTGTTGACTCTAAGAATTCTAAAACAATATTAGCAACACCAAGCCCAACTCTCTTATCCTTTAACTCAGGATACATTTCGTAAAGTTCTTCGTTAATACCAATTTTTAAAACTTGAATTGGTAAAACGATATCACCATCATAGTCACCTACAACTGCAATAGATTGTTTTTTTTCAAAATCAGCTTTATATTCTTCGGTTTTAATAGTTCCAATTGTTTGTGCATTACTAACAATAGAAAATAATAAAATTGAAGAAATTATTAATATTAATTTTTTCATATTACCAAGAATCCTCTTCTTTTGGTTTAGCAGGTGCTGCAGCTGGTGCAGGTTTTTCTACAATTGTTTTTTCTTTAATAATTGTATTTGTACCACCCGATTGTTTTTGTTGATTAGTGTTATTATTTTGTAGATTGATAATTACAGGTGCAGCTGGAGCAGCTTGTTCTGTTTTAGTTTCTTCTTTATCATCTCCACCATTAAATAGAGTTGTTGTAACCCAAGTTCCACCTGCTAATACAGCAGTTGATAGAGTTCCAATAATTGTTTTCTTTAAACCTGACCAAGTTCCTTCTGATTCGGGTGCGTTTGTTTCTTCTGACATAGTATTGTTTTTTTGTTTAATTTGTTTTGAGTTGATTATAACAATTATGAGGTCACATTTGTAACCTCATATTATTATCTTAATATAATTTTTTTCGATAGGTTATTGGTAGTTTTTCTAAGAACTGCAACATAAACACCTGGAATTAAGTTACCTAAACTAACTTGGTATTGGTAATTACCTTCAGGCATATTATCATTTACTACTACCCTATATTCAATACCATTAAGACCATATACTGATAACCTAACCGGTCCAAATTCTTTAACTTCAAATTTTACGTTAACATAATCATCAGTTGGGTTAGGGAATATTTGCATACCCTCTATTTCATCAATAGTAACATTTGCCATTCTAAATACCTGTATAATACCATTTGTAGGTGTGATACTTAAATCAACACATTGATTGTTACCAGCGTATTTGTTAGTAGTCCAAAGAGGACTTGTACTCCATTGGTCTTGAGGTCTTTTTGCAATAAATTTTAAAGTTACAACATCATCACCATCTCTTAATGGTTTTATATGTGTACCACTAATATCATATCCACCCCAAGAAATTTCATTATTATTAGTATTCAAATATGTTAACCAACTTGAAGTAGCTGATTTCGATTCAATTCCTTTAAATTCCAATAGAGTATCGTTGTATTTTAATCCAAATTGTAATGAACCAACCTCAGTACCATTTGTTAATACCTTTACAGGTATATTAACTAAATTACCTTCCTGAACTGATAATGTTGGAACATTTACTTCAATTGAAGTTGTTGGAAAATCATATTCTACCCTAGCATCAATTACATTGTAAATTTGAGATGGAACGCCAGGTTGTGGTCCTACTAAAACCTCAATTGGAGTAATACGTGCCATACGATATCCCGTTCCATTTGCATCACCCGGTACTAATACATAGAATGTAACCGAATCAGGTTGTCCAGCAACAATATTAAACGTAAAGTTAGTTACACCAGGAATTGTTGATGTATAATTGGTTGTTGAGCCATTAATAGTAGTATATTCAGATTGTGTAAAGAATTTTACATTTTGAACACTATTAGGCCATGCGGTGAATCTACCAGAAATTCTACCAAATATACCATATGCATCCGATATACTTAAACCATTATCACCATTAACATCCGATGCGTAAAAATCAAATCCAGTTGGTGCTTGTGTACCTAATACATAATCTTGTACTCTTTGTGCATCTGCCGTAGATATTACATTACCAACTGATAACGTATCTCCCTGTATTTTTAATCTAACATCATAACCAGTTGTATCAATTGCAATTGCATTAAATGCAAAGTCACCATTTATATCAGTCATATCAGTTGTAACCTGAGTCCAAGCTCCACTTGGTCTAAGTTTCTTTTCTAAAGCTACAGTTAAATTCTTAGCAGCTGTTCCAGTTACGTTCTTAAATTTACCATGATAAGACATTGTTTGAGGTATAATATTACCACCAAAGTTTTGTAATGTAAGTGCGTTATCCATACCATTTTGCTTTGATGCAATTGCTGGATAAGTTACCGCTCCAAATGACATATCAGCAATAGTTGATAATGATGCAAATCCAGCTACGTGAGTTAATTTCAACTGAACAATTGGTCCATTTGGAATTTCAAAAGTAGATGAACTACCAGTATAAGTCATTGTGACAGTTACATAACCAGCAGCCGGATTATCAACATATTTTAGGTTCTGAGAAAATGTTGTATTCAATGTAGTAAGTGTGTCTACCCCAGTGAAAGCTTGTGTATCATAATAAACTCTAAACTGAAATGCTGTTATATCAGTTGTTGTATTGTTGTAAAAACATAGTCCTACATTAGTATAACCTTCAGCTACCGTACCAGCTAAATAATTTGAATCAAGTGTTATAAAAACACCAGAAGTTGTTGGCGTTGGGCAAGTTTGTGAATACCCAAAGATTGGTACTAATGATACCAGCAGTAAAAATAATAGTTTTTTCATCCGTTTTATATAATGTTTCCTATAAATATGTAGCGATTACAATTTTATCTAACTTTTTTAAATATTTATTGATAAAATATGAAACTGATTCTACTTTTAATTAATTTTTTATTTGTGTTTGATTGTTACTCACAAATTAAAATCGATGATGTTGGTGATAATTGGAAAGCAAAGGTAGCTACTTCATTATCACTAATAAAACAAGTTGACCCTAATAAATATGAATTAATTAATGATGTATGTAAACATATCACCTATTGGGATGGTGATTTTTCAACAACAGAAGATTCAGTTACCATAATGATATCCCAAAAAGATATGAGGTTTAATTCAATAAATAACATAGCAGCTATATTAGTGCATGAATCTAAACATTTATTTTATTTAAAGCATAACATAAAATTACCTCCGAATTATGAGGAAATATTAGCATATCATTATGAATTGGAATTCCTATCAAAAATACCTAATGTAGAACCTTGGTTGGTTAACAACGCACTTAAGAATATAGAATATTATGGTTTAGTTAAATAAACCAACCCCCATATTACTTTAATAAGTTATAGTATTCTTTGAAGTGTTTGATTCTATCAGCTAATCCAATAGTACCACCATTTACTCTTTTAGTTACCGATGTTACAGTAGCATCATCAAAACCTTTATCACAAATAGACCAAAGTTTATTTGAATCAAAGAAAAATGCAGCAGAAGCTAATGGATATTTAGT